ACATAGCAATGGTTTTGTACCAGGACAGATTAACCAGTTAGTTCGATGGAATGCTCCTTTTCTAGTCTCGGTTACAAATCTAACTGTTAGTAGTGGAGGTGCAGATAAGGAGGTTGACGATCATTTCAGAGCCAGAATTTGGATGGCACCTGAGAGTCTTTCGACGGCAGGACCTAGAGAAGGTTATGAATATTGGGCAGCTAGTGCTAATCCAGACATCATGGACGTTAGCGTCTGGTCGGCACCAGAGGTAGCAGGACAGGTTTATGTCTATCCGCTAATGACAGGAGGTAGATTGCCAACCGTAGACGAGTGTAACCAAGTTTATGCTATTTGTAATGACGATAGGATAAGACCCTTAACCGATCAGGTGTTTGTACAGTCTCCTATTATCTTTAATTATGTTCCTGCTGTTCAGTACTGGATTAAGACAAGAGATAGTCAGTTTAGTGCAGATATCCAGACAAAGGTACAGTCAGCATATCGAGACTATATAGCATGGCAGAGGAGTAAGATAGGTAGGGATGTCAACCCTTCAGTATGTGACAGAAAGCTAATTGAGGCAGGTGCCAAGAGGACAGATATTCCTGGCAGTACTACCTTTCTATTTTCTGTCCTTGACGCTAAGACATTAGCTATCGAGACAGATGTCAACTTGTTAGCTTATGCGGGATTAGAGGATGAGTAAAAAACTTAGGACGTTCTAAATGCAGAAAACAATTGACATAGTGCCTAGCTCAATTCGAGGTGATCCTCAGGTTATAGCTGCCTGTGGTGCGATTGATCCTGAGTTGCTAGAAATCTATGATGAGCTACCTAGCATCTGCTTTTGGCCATTCATTAATGATCAGGTGCCTCCTTTGCTCGATGTGCTAGCTTGGGAGATGCATGTTGATGTCTGGCAGGGATGGGAGGGAGATTTAACTATTGAGAAGAAACGGGAGCTAATTAACCAATCTATAGACTGGCATCAGCACAAAGGGACTAAATATGCTGTTGAACAGATGGTTAGAACTGTCTTTGCTCAAGGGTATGTTACGGAGTGGTTTCAGTATGGAGGTAGACCTTATTTTTTCAAGGTAGTTGTAACTCAACAAATAACCGATACAGAACAGCTTAAACTATTAACCGATTCGGTTAATGCGGTTAAAAATGCCAGATCTTGGATGGAGGCAGTTGAGATAACCTCTGGCAAGATTCCCTTGCAGTTATGGATAGTAATTAACATAAGGATAATGGTAACTACTCGAATTCCGGTTAGTACTAATCCTATGCCTCTAAAGCCTGCTCATCCGATTGTGATGCCACCTTAATTTTATGTCAGCATTTGATCATAGTATATTAACAGATGTAGGATGGGATACCCTGTCTGCTGCATTAGCAGGAGGACAATTAACCTTTGTCCATATGGAGGCAGGAGATGGGACAGTCACAGGTGATGCCGAGATGGAGGCTATGACTGCCCTAAAAAACAAAATAATGGACATTCCCATCACTAGCTATTCTGACGATGGGAAAGGACAACTAACTCTAATCGGAGTGCTGAGTAGTGCTAATGTCGATGTGGCTTTTCACTTTCGAGAGTTGGGAGTTAAAGCTAATATAAATGGGGGAGCAGAGGTTCTCTATTGTGTATGTAATGCTTATGATAGTGCCGATTTCATCCCAGATAAGACGAATCCCGCAGTTGTAATCCAGAACATCGAAATCGTTGTTAAGATTGATAGATCGATTACTCCTATCATTAATATAACTCAAGGAGATGTAACTGCTCAGAATATAGGTCCTGCGACAGTAGGAGCAGGATGGTATCGAGATAAGGTAGGAAGCGTTCTAAATTTCAAAAGATGGGCATCTACTGGTAGTGTTAAGGTTACAGAGACATCAGACGTTATTAGTGCAGATGTAGCTTTCCCTTTGTTTGTTCCAACTGGTTGTATGATGGATTGGCCAGGATGGGTAGCACCTGGAGGATGGTTGCTATGTCAGGGACAGGCAATTAGTAGAACTGCTTATGCAGGTATATATGCTGTAATAGGGACTATGTATGGAGCAGGTGATGGAAGTACTACATTTAACTTACCGGATTGTCAAGGTAGAGTGACTATAGGAACAGGAGCAGGAGCAGGGTTGACAAATAGAGGTTTAACCGCAAAAGGAGGCTCAGAGACTACTGTCTTAACTGTAGCTCAATTACCTGCACATACTCATACAGCTACCCAACCTGCTCATACACATTATGTCAATGACCCTGGACATGCACATAGTGTGTATGATCCTACACATAATCATACTTTACGTGACCCTGGACATGCACATAGTATATCAGATCCAGGACATAAACACATATGGTATAGTTTATTAGTCCAAGTCTCGCAAGGGGTTCTCGTGGGTATTCCACAAGATCCACACTACATAGCTGAGAGTGAAGCAGCAAGGTGGACTGATCCAGCAGGCACAGGTATAGGTATCTATGCAGTAGGCACAGGATGCTGGAATGATGCTAGTGGCACAGGTATAGGCATCTATGCAGCAGGCACAGGTGTTTATCTAAGTTATGCAGGCAATGACGCGATAACTGTTTACAATACAGGTAGTGGGCAGGCACATAGTAACATGCAACCGTTTCTGGTTCTTCACAAAATTATCAAGATCTAACAATGACTAAGGTAACACAATTTGAGGTAGTACATTTTAGGGAGCAGATTAGGCAGGAGGGTAATAAGAAACCTATCGAGCGGGAAATCATCCTAATGTATGCTCTAGGAGAAGATGGAATTATGTACGAGATGGCAGCAGGTAAATGGTTGGCTCTGCCTATCGTCGAGGAAAACATGAGGAAAGTACAACCATTAGAGAATCAACTTCCAAACCCAAACAGAAATTAACTATGGACATTAATACTATATTTGAGACAGGATCAGATGCACTAACTGCGTATCTAACAGATAATCCAGTTGGCAAGAAAATACAAGGAGGAGCAGGAAGAGTCTGGACAGTAATAAAAGTTAATACAGACGAAAGCATTCCTCCAAATCCTTCAACTGGTACTGCTTCGACTAAGGTAACTTTGGTAGTTAACTAGGTCGTTAGAACATCCTAACAGAGAATGCACCTGATAAAGGTGCATTTTTTGTCGCCAAAATAATTGTTGACATAGGTTAACTATCGTATTATATTTAGAGACTACTCTGCGGAAGGGTAGGACCCCGGCCACAAAAGAAACAAATTCAGAATGAATATAAATTCTGAGTATAGTGAGATGATGGAATTCTTAAAAGAGCTTGGATATTCTGAAGAAGTTATTCAGAGTGTGCTCTATCTAATAGATTAGTCGTATTCTAGTCCACTATTAGCCAAAATGGAGTAAGTAATGCCTAAGGCGAAACAGATTAAGTTACCACAGAAGAATTATCAACGTCCTATTCTGCCTGAGTACCTAGAAAATCAACTAACTGATGCGGTACAGGCTTTCGAGCATCGAGGTAAATGGAAGGAATGGGGATTAGATAAAATCAGGGAGCAGGGAGTTGCGATCTTGCTACATGGTCCTCCTGGTACAGGTAAGACCATGACTGCTTACTATCTCTCAAAGAGGTTACATCTTGGAATCCGAGAGATATCAATTGCTGATTACGGAAGTCAGGTGCCAGGACAGTTAGCCAGAAACATCAAGCAGATATTTAATGGAGAGTTAATTGCTTCGCAGCAGGATGGTAAGCATGAGCCAGTTATCTTCCTCGATGAGTGTGATAGCATGTTGGTTTCGAGGAACAAACTAGGGCATGATATGATGTGGATGCTTGAGCCAATAAATAGTCTCCTTAACTGCATCTCGATGTATCCAGGTTTAGTTATCTTAAGTACTAATCTAGTACCTTTGCTCGATGAGGCTCTAGAACGAAGGCTAATAGCCAGCATTCTTATTCCTAGACCAGATAAGGAAGTTAGGAGAAAGATTTGGGCTATCAAATGGCCCGATAAGTTTCCTTGTCAGATAACTAAAGAGCAGTTGAATAAGTTGGCCATCTATCCCTTGAGTGGAGCAGAGATAGAAAATGTGTTTTTGCTTTGGGCAGGTAGTTGTATGCGGAGGGAAATAGTTCCCCGAGTTGAGGATTTATTAACTCAATTAGATGAGGAGTATTCAGATGCTGAACTGGCTATCTGATGAGCAGGAATTAGCTTTAGGGCATTTACAAGAGAGGCATAAAGCTATTGTCTGGTGGAAAATAGGCGAAGGCAAGACGCGAGTTGCTTTGGCTTGGATGCTCGACATCTCGGACCCTGTTATTCCTTTGATTGTCTGCAGTCCACAAGCCAACAGGCAATGGATGGATGAAATAGCGCTTGTCGGTCTTGAGGGTCGAATTAAGCCAGTTTTCTTGTCTTGTGGTATGCTGAGTCGAAAGAACGCAATAAGTGTCTTAAATCGCCTCCTAGAGCGTTCTGACGTGCATTGTGTGGTACTCGATGAGCTATGGTTGTACAAAAACCCTCGAAGTCATCGTTCTTTGGCTGCTCAACAGCTTTCGAGAGACTACTACATCATAGGTTTGAGTGGGAGCATGATTACTGCCAGGAATATCGAGGACTTGTACGGTCAATCTTGTGCAGTAGGACTAGGCGACAAGATAGCGACATCATTAACTAATTTTCGCTCACAGTTTTGTATTGAGGTAACTAACTATGCAGGTTTTATCGAAAGAACACCAAAGAGAGGCGCAGTTGAGACTATACAGGAAAGGCTCAAGCAACATATACATGTTTATTTTCCTAAGGAGGTTAGAGAGATTCGAGACATACCAGTTAGACTAGATGCAACACCGGAACAAACCCAACTAAGAAAGCAACTAATAAAAGAGTACTACCTTGAAATCCGAAATACTAACAATGAGCAAGAACGCTTTCAGCTTGAAATCAAGAATGGCGCAAGCCTGCTTATCAAGTTGCAACAGATATCTGATGGTTTCCTTCGTGATTCAGGAGGAAATTACATATCTATTAAGTCTAACAAGCTACATAGACTTATACAGCATATTTCCGAGTTGCTTGATGCGGGAGAGAGGGTTCTCGTATGGTTTGGATTTAGGCAATCCATTAAGGAGACACTTAAACTATCTAAATTTCCGACTACACTATTGTACTCTGGCGAGGCATTTGATGTTAACAAATGGAGTACTGGCAAAGCGAGGGTTTGCTATGCAACTGTTGGTAGTGGTGCTAGCCTCAACGATTTTTCTCATACTCGATATGCTATTATTTATTCCTCTAGTTATTCATTCCGAGCATTCGAGCAGGCTAAGGGTAGAACAAACCGAAAGTCTTCAAAGCATTCCATATGTTATTACTACCTGTACGAGACGCTAGACTTTCCTGATGGCAAGGTCTACAGGATGTTAGAGGAGAGCAAAACAATCCAAGAGTATGTGATCGAAGCAACTAGGAAGATAGTGGATGAATACCTTACGGAAGAAAAAATCCAGTCTACTGTTCAGGTTTGATAGCGATACTTGCCTGCAGTTAAAGGATAGCCTACAACAGGGACTAACTCAGTCAGAGATAATGCTAAGGGCAACCTGTCCTCGGAAATGGTTCTATAGGTATGTATTGAAGATACAGAGGCGAGGCTATATCGACAGTAACTTGCTTTATGGAACACTAGTACATTTCTGGTTAAACTGGCTCTATAGTAAAGGGAAGCAAGGAACTACAGAGGGAGATGAGCCTAGCGAGATGCCTGAAGTAGATCTATCTGATTACATTATGGATGTCGAGAAGAGAGAGGAGGTAGAGTTAGCTATACAGAAAGCTTGGCTAGCCTTCAAAGCTTATAGATGGCACTATAGGCTAAAGGATGCAGGTTTGCATGTAATAGCTAATGAACAGTTATACGAGATAGAGTATCGAGGATTTAAGCTAACAGGTAAAATCGACATGGTAGCACGTCCTAGCATCAGAGATGGAGTATTTATTTGGGACTGGAAAACTGCAGGCAGATTAGATGCAACTGTCCTCGATGCCTGGTCCTTTCGTTTTCAGTTTCTTTACTACTGCTGGCTATACTGGAAAGTTACAGGTAGGAAACCTAGTGGGACTATAGTTAATGGATTAGTGAAGTGTCAGCTACGTCCTAGGATAGCTGATAGAGTTTCAGGCAGGAAGGAATCGAGAGAGGAGTATTTGAATAGAGTTAAATTTGATCTGCAGGCTAAGAGGGAAAAGTACTTCTATAGACAGAGAATGCCTTTAGGTACAGGACAGCTAGAATGGTTTGAAGTAGAAATGCTCATTCCAAATTTAACACCTTTTGCTAGGATGCAGGAGTACCTGCACTTATCACAGAAATTAGACACTAGGAATGTAGTAGCTGATAGTTTAGCCATGAATACTAGCCAGTGTCATATGTATAATTCTATTTGCGAGTACCTGCCTCTGTGTCGGAATGGGAAGCTGCAGTTAGGTGAATACTTTGTTAGAGAGACGAAGCATCCTGAGTTAGAGCAGGAGCAGCAGGAGGCGAATGGAGTACAAGAGTGAGGCAGAGGTAGAAATTCTAAACTTAGAACGTTCTATTGAGATATTAGAGGAAGGTTTAGAATACCTACATCGTAAGTTATATCTATTAAAAAAGGCGAACAAATGCGAATGCCAGAATTCCAAAGTGTAAGATCAATGACAACCTTGCATGTCACTAGTTTGTTAGAGCTACGTTTTTGGCTAGAGAAAGTCAGGAGATGGGGTTGTGTTTTGAAAGCAATGGAGGAGTTAGAAAGAAGAGACGCAATGGGTAAGTGTGTAGTAATAGGTAAACATACTTCACCTGCGCCTCATTATCTTAGGATAGGATATGTTTTCATTTTGAGCGTTACATCTGAGGAGATGGCTACAGGAGAAGGTTTGTTATTATTTCCTAATGGTTTGCATGAGGAAGAGGTAGCTACAGTTTTTATCGAGGCAATGATTGAGACTCTAGAAGGATATGAAGAAGAATAACCTAGATACTAGTAAGCCAAAGAAGAGGCAAAGAAAGAAGCATGGTAGTGGACAGGCAGAGCTTAGGGAGGCTATCAGGAGGGCACATGAGAGGATAGTAGGTGCTGAACCATTTTTTGCGAGGAGGTTTAACTATGGTAAGACGAATCCAAAATAAGGCGAAGCAACTACTCAAAGCAGCAAGATTAGCAATAGTCTATGGCATGTCAGTAACTAAATTTTCCGAGACACAAGGAGTATCCAAGCAATTGGCAGAAAGGCTGTATCAGGATGTCAGAGACGAAGAAAGTAAGAAGAGAAAGGAGAATTAACGACGATGAGTTGGTTACCAAAGCAGGCACACACTATTAGTACTTCACCTGAAAAGATGAAGTATCTAGTCATAGCTCCCCCTAAGTGGGGAAAAACTACTCTATTTGCAGGATGTCCTAACTGTTGCCTTCTGGCATTTGAGGCAGGGTATGGATTTGTTGAATGCCCAAAGATAGTAATGACAAAATGGAATAGAAGTCTCAGGGAAAGGAAAGAGGGACCAACAGTTGATGATGATGGGTTGATCTACGTAACTGCAATGGAGGCAGTAGAAGAGTTAGAACGTTCTAACGAGTATGATCTAATCATCATTGATACTCTCGATGAGGCTA